CAACAACGCGCAAACCCGCGAAATTGTCGTTTTTGGGTTTCGTGGTGGCACGTCCATCGGTGTAAACTCACGGGTGTAGAAAAGTGCTGATACCTAGTGGGGTATCGGGGAGTTTCGGCTCCGCCACTCTAAGGAGGGTGAAAAGTGATCGCGAAGGATCTCGAGGGATTGGCGGTCCCGTTGAAGGAGCTCAAGCTTCAGAAAGACAACGCTCGAGTCGGCGACGTCGAGGCGATCAAGCGGTCGTACGAACGCTTCGGCCAGCGGAAGCCGATCGTCGCTCACCGGCAGACTAAGACGATCCTCGCGGGAAACCACCAATACCAAGCGGCGAAGGATCTCGGGTGGGACAAGATCGCGGTCGTTTGGGTTGAGGACGATCCGGAGACCGCTCGAGCTTTCTCAATCGCTGACAACCGGATCGGCCAGCTCGGAGATTGGGATCTTGAGAGTTTGGTCGCCGCTTTCGACGAGTTGGATCCGGGAGACTTCGAGGCGATCGGTTTCTCCGATATTGAGGTGGAGGACTTCCGAGCTCTGCTCGACGAGTCGAAGATGGAAGAGATCGTCGTCATTCGGAAAGACGATCCGGACTCGAACGAGTCGTCGACTTACAAGAAGGACACGTCGTATCAAGAGTATCTCGAACGGTACGGGAACCGGGGCGTGCGCTCTGTGATTCTCTACTATCCCAACGAGGAGTATGGGAGAATGGTGGAAGACTTGGATCGGGTCGGGGAACTTCTTGGAAGTCCGGACAACGCGACCACCGTCCAGAAACTCGTGAAGGAGAAACTAGACAATGCCTAAGCTCAAGGAGTTCTTGGTCAAGCGCGTTATGTCTTCGGACGAAGCGACCGAGGTCGTTGGGGAAAGCGTCCCGGATCTTGAGCCGGACGTGAACGAGGCGGGGATCTATCGCGACGCTGACACAGGAGAGGCCGTGTTTATGTACGTCCCGTTCGAGGGATCCGTGACGAAGCTTCGCCGCGCTGTCCTCGGAGCTGGAATGTCGACGATTCTCCGATCCGGAGGGAGCCGATACAACTCGAGATCGTTCGGGTTCACAAACCGGAACGTTATTCTCAAGCGCGAGTCTTGCTCTCCGACTTCGCTCGCTTGGGACGAGCCGGAAGCTCAAATGATTCTCAACGAGACGGCGGAAGTTCTTGGCCGTCAACTTCGGGAAGCTCTCCCGGAGATCCACGAGCAAGACGCAGACACGATGAACGCGGTACTCCCGGAGTGGAGAATGACGGAGAACACGTTGTGGACTACCGGAAACATCAACCAATCGAGCGCCCTCCCGTATCACCGCGACGGAGCTAACTTCGATACTTGGACGGGTATGCCGGTCGTTCGTCGAGGAATGGACGGCGGCCACTTGCACATTCCCGAATACAACGCGACTCTGAATTGTCGTGACGGGTGGGCGCTTTACTTCAACGGACACTTCCTCGTTCACGGCGTAACGCCTATGAAGTCGAGGACGAAGGACGGGTATCGTTACTCGATCGTGTTTTACGCGAAGCGGGGAATGAAGGATTGTCACACTTACGCTGTCGAGGTTGGGGAGGCCCGAGCTCGGCGCAAAGAGCGAGAGCTGTCCGGTCTCAACTTGACAATCGCCGACGCGACGAACCGGGGTGGCACCGATCGAAGGTGGTAATGTCTGACTATGCCCGCCGGACGTCCCGCCAAACCAATCGAACAAAAGCGTCTCCTCGGTAATCCGGGGAAGCGCGCTCTCCCCGACGCCGGAGCTCTCGAGGTTCTCCCAATGGCGGGGGAAACTCCCGAACCTCACCGGCCGCTCTTGACTCACGGCCGAGAACTTTGGGATCGAGTTTGGGAGTCCGGGATCGCTTGGATCTCTCCCGACACGGACGTCGAACTTCTCCTTATGACTTGTGAGATGGTGGACGAGCGGTGGAATCTTCGTATCAAGGTTATGTCGTCGGACAATATGCAAATGGCGCGACGGTTGGACAATCTCTCGAAGCTGATCATCTCGAACTTGTCGCTCCTTGGGTTCTCCCCGTCGGATCGCGCTCGTCTCGGCGTCGCCGAAGTGAAACGTATTTCCAAGATCGAGGAGCTCCGTCGCCGCCGTGAACAACTCTGACTCTTGGCCTCCCGCTTGGCTAACTTCCGATCCGAACGCTGAGATCTCCGGCGAAGGAGATCTCGTCGTCGACTTCGCTGAAACTTTCGGGATCGTTACTAAGGACTCCGTCGCGGGGAAAGCCGGCGACCCGTTGGTCCTCCGAGATTGGCAGAAAGCGCTAGTGCGGGCAATCTTCCAATACGACGAGGCCGGCGAAGGGCTCAAGCACCGCGTCAATCTGATCGGTATGCCGAGAAAGAGCGGCAAGAGCGCGCTCGGGTCCGTTCTCGCGCTGTATTCGCTGATCGTCGGACCGAAGGGTGGTGAGGTCTATTCTGTGGCGGCCGAGAAGGAGCAAGCGCGTATTGTGTTCGCCGACGCTAAGCGAACCGTCGAGGCTTCCGAGGAGCTGACAGCTCTCACCCGTCTCTATCGGGACGCTATCGAAATGCCGGAGCTCGGATCCGTGTATCGAGTTCTCTCGGCCGAAGCCTATTCCAAGGAGGGCTTGAACCCGCACTTCATTCTCTTCGACGAGTTGCACGCTCAACCCAATCGTGAACTCTTCGACGTTATGTCTCTCGCTATGGGTGCGCGCGGAAAGCTTGCCACGCTCGTCGCTATCACGACCGCCGGACAGAAAAGCGACTCGACCGGCCGCGACTCGATCGCGTATTCGCTGTATAACTACGGGAAAGCCGTGTCCCGGGGAGAGATCGACGATCCTTCTTTCTTTATGGCTTGGTGGGAAGCGGACGGGGACTTCCGATCGGAGGAGACTTGGCGGATCGCGAACCCGGGATACGGAGATCTCTCTGATCCGGCCGACTTCGTTTCCGCTGTCCGGAGAACTCCCGAGGCGGAGTTCCGGACGAAACGTTGTAACCAATGGGTCTCGTCTCAACTCGCGTGGCTCCCGAACGGTTCGTGGGAAGCGTGCGCGGCGGACTTCAAGCCGGATCCGGACGACGAGATCGTCCTCGGCTTCGACGGATCTTTCTCCGGAGACGCCTCCGTTATCGTCGGGTGCGTCGTCCCGAAGGAGAAGGACGATCCGGCCCGGTTGTTTCTTGTCAAAGCTTGGGAGAAGGATCTCGAGAAGGACGGCGACGATTGGCGGGTCGACATTGCCGACGTCGAGAACACTCTCCTCGCTTTCTGTCAAGAGTTCCCGAAGGTTCGAGAGATCGCGTGCGACCCGCACAGGTGGCAGAGATCTATGCAAGTGCTCGCGGATCAGGGACTCCCGATCGTCGAGTGGCCGTCGAGCTCTCCGGCGCGAATGGTCCCGGCTTGCGCGAAGTTCTACGACGCGGTGGTCGAGAAAAGACTCGAACACGACGGCGATCCAACTCTCGCGCGCCACCTCGACAACGCTGTCGTCAAGAACGACCGTCTCGGACCAAGGATTGTGAAGGAGAATCGCCAATCTCCTCGGAAGATCGACGCGGCGGTGGCCGCTGTGTTAGCCTACGATCGCGCTACAGTCGCTAGAATGGAAGAAGTAGTCCCACAATTCTTTGGGTGAGGTTATATGTCGACAACGATCCAGCTCGTCGGAGCACTAACGATAACGATTGGAGTCGCTCTTCTCTCCCTCCCGGTTGGTATCATTGTTGGCGGGGCTTTCTTGCTTCTTGTCGGCTTCGCGTTAGGGCGGTAAATGGTATTCAATCGGCTCTTCGAGGAGCGCTCAATCTCGTACCAAACTGTGTTCGAGTCTGGCGACGATCTTCAATTCGGGAATCTTTCCGCGACCTACGTCACCGAGGACAATGTCTTCCAAGTGAACGCGGTGTTCTCGGCGATCTCGCTGATCGCTGACACGGTCTCAACTTTGCCGCTGGACGCTTACGTTCGACGGAACGGATCCCGTCAACCGTTGCGGCCGAAGCCGGCGTGGGTCAATCAACCCGACGTGGATCTCCCCCGGGTTGCTTTCTACAATTCTTTGATCGTGTCGCTCTTGCTCGACGGGAACGTGTTCGTCCGGGTGTTCTCGAACGGATCCGGTCAAGTCACGAACCTCACGGTGTTGAATCCTAAGACTGTGAAGATCAACCGAACGGGAATCGGTCGCCTCACGTTTCAAGTCGAGGGAGCTCCCCGGCCGTTGACTTCCGAAGAGATCGTCTTCATTCCCGATCTCGTCCGACCCGGAGACGTCCGAGGCGTCTCCCGCGTCACTCAGCTTAAGGAGAATCTCGGGCTCGCTGTGGCGCTCGAGAAGTACGCCGCACAGTTCTTCGGATCCGGCACCAATATGGCGGGCGTGATTGAGTTCCCCGGGAACCTCTCCGCCGAGCAAGCCTCCGA